TTAATTTTTACGTCTTGCTTGCCTTTGGGCTTTAGCCTTATTTAGATTATCTAAAATCGGCATGACAGTAGCAGGATTATAAAGGTGCTTTCCATCACCGCCTAGATTAAATGCTCTTAATTCATCAATAATGGTTTTTCTAGATAAATTATACCGTTCCATTAGCCATGAAGCCGGCACTCGGTTCGGTATTTCTTCCGCTTTAATTTCTAAAACCTTACCGATGTTTGGTACATCGTCATGTATAAAAATCTGCGGTGGTTTTTCTGACTCTACAACAACAATATATTTTCCCATCTTTATACACCTTATGTTTTAGCAATGTTCTCAGGAGTAATCACAGAGGGTCAGCAATGCGATTACACCTGTAGAACATTGCTAAGAATGTTCTTTAGTGATTAATTTTCTGATTGATTGTTTATTGCATTCTGTGCCGCTGCTTCGGGTGTTAAACCTTGGCCATGTAAAAGCACTTTACGGTTTGGATCTGACGTTCTCTTTCATTAAGAACATCTTTGATAGCTTGACTGCTATATAATTCACTCATCCTTCAGCTCCTGATTCGCTTGGTACTTTGTGTAAATGCATCCAGTGAGAGGGTGGATCATTGTTATAGTTGGCCCACACGCGATTTAAGTCTTCATCAGTAGTCATGTAATCCATTTCTGGTTGAATATCTGGTGAATCTGACCAGCAAATAAGTACGGTCGTGTCCACTAGGGGCTCTTGATCAATTACGCTAATCCAAGTTGGCACCGCCTGAGCACTGGCGTCATTCCATGCGGCATCCCAAATCAACCAAGCTTCGTGACGAGGACTAGTTGGTAAATACCTGTGCCCTGTAAGCGCCTCTTGCCGATCTAGTTGACGCTTTAAATTTTCATAACTGCAATTACATTCTTTGGCATAAAATCTTTCAAAAGCTTCTCTTTTTTTATTTAGATCAATCATTTTAAGCCCTCAAATATTCTTCTTTAGTCCACTCAACAAACTCTTTATAAAGTTGTTGAGCTGGTTTATTTAACCGGTTGTGATAGTCGATCGTTATGCGGCGCCAAGCGACTGGTACCGCATAATGCTTTGTTAGGAACATTGCTTGATCAATGCCTTGCCGGACTATTACGTAGCCCAGCAATTGCAAGTAGTACATAAAACCAAGCATGTGTTTTTTGGCTTACTTTCTTGTACTGATCTTTCATATTAGAAGCCATCCACTAATAGATAATCAGGCTCTACTTCTGGTTGAGAAACTGCTGGATTCTCTAATTCATAGCGGCGTTTTCTCACATACCCCATTAGCTTCGGTTGAATCTGCGGATCTCGTGCAGCCACATCTATTTCCAGCGCATCCAATGTTGTGAGGTCTGGTGCGTTCTGGATCTGAACCATTAAAGAGGGTGGCTCATTCGCAGATGCCTTTTCTTTTTCTAGCTCTTCAAGTCGCTTGTGAGTGGCAAGGAGGAGAGGTTCCATTTGTTTGTCATTCCACGTACGGGTATATCGATAAACAGCATTTACCTCTTCAGGTGTTTTTGATTCTTTTACACGCTGAAGAAGAGCATCTAATGCCTTCAAATACTCAGGATCTACTTTAGGCTCGTTAGTTTCTGGAACTAACAGATCCTCAGATGTGGTGACATTTGTTTGTTCGGTAATAACAATTGTTGGTTGAGTTTCTGCAGAAATAACGTCGCTAGGCTTTTCTACTTTTGATTTTTTGCCTCTCTGTTTTTTAGGTTCCTCACCAAGACGAATAACACTTAAATCATTGTTGATTTCAATACCAAGTGCTTTTGAAAAAGCTTTTAATTGAAGCTTGGCGTTTTCTGCATCACGTTGAACGAAGCCACTGTTAATAGAATCAATTAATGCGTTAGTTTTGAAATCTAAAACATAGACCGTAGGTGAATATGTACTGATTACATAAACTTCCTGACCGTCTTCATACTCATCAATAGTTAATGGCTTTGTGAATGTAATGCCAGCTAGTTCAATGGTTTCGATTTTGATGCAGAATTCAAAACCTGGTTTACCAAACACAGAAGCGGGGAATTGATCTAAATCAGAAAAGTCCAACATGTCTCCAATAGGACGACAAAGTACAGTTTTACCTTTTTGAAGAGCTGCAAATGCTTCAGCTGCAGTGATTAGATTATTCATGCTGACCATCCTTCCATATCTGATTTAGCTGTACAGGCGTTTAAAATGTTTTGTTCATACTTAGTTCCCTTGAAGTAATTAGCTGGGTAATCTAAGTCACTTAGACGAATTGCAGACTCGATGTGTTTCAAAGCGAGTTGATACTCGTTTTCTAAAGTCTGTTCTTGCTGCTTGATGAGTTGTTGCTCGTTCTCTTGTTGAGCGAGATGATTACGTTGAATGATTTTATTAATGCTTTCACAAGTCTCTTCATAAATTTGCTGTTTTACATCATGCAGGCTATTTAGACCGCGTTTTGCACAGTAATTTCCAATATCAATTCCCGCTTGCAACATTAAATGCTCAAGTTCTAAATATTGATTTCCATTAATACAAGCATTTGCAGATCCAGAAAGTAGCCATTGTTTTAGTAAAACACCGTCATGTTCACCTAACTGGCGAGGATCTAGAAATAAACGGGAACGGTCCTTTGTTGCGACAGCAATATTGTCATGAGTTAAATCAAGAACAGTCGTAAATTCATATTCAATGCCATCACGCTGTTCAGCCTTCATTCCCACTTTTTCGACTTTCTTTTTGCCGTTATCGTTGGTTTGAATGGTTTCCATCTTTGAGCGCATAGTCACAATGATATTTATGCTTGACTGAAGCATTGCATCAATAAATTTACGGTGGCGTGGAGTTACTTGGCTCCATGCGCCCCAAGAATTACCTTTGAATGTAGAAGAAGTTAATTGATCAACAATCTCTAAACATCCACCTACACCAGACCATTCATGTGTGATGCTGTCTAAAATTAAAGTATCAAAATTAGCTTCTTCAGCAGCTTTGATGACTTCAATAAACTTTTCAGGAGTGTAAGGAGGCTGAATATTAGCGTGTTCAAATTCCACCAAATCTTCATATAGTTCAGCACTACTATTTTCAGTATCCGCAACAGCAATACGGCCTCCGATACCTTTAGCTAATACTAATGCCGTGAATGTTTTACCTGATCCAGTAGGCCCAGCAAGAGCTAAGCGCAATTTCGCATTTTTGCGTTCTGCCTTTTTGAAGAAAACTGTCATTTTTCTTATCCTCATCTAGAGCCAGTAAAGCCGCGCTTAGTTTTATAAGCTTTGCGGTCATAAGTAGGGATGTTTGTTTCACGCAGTTTTATAGCGAGCTGCTTTCTGCGCTGAAAATCGATTTCTTGTGTGAGTTCATTCCAAACTTTTGGATAGTCAGTTTGGAACCTGAACACATTTAAAGGCGTCTTAAATCCGTCTTTAACTTTGTAAAGAACTGAGCCATTAGCATTAGATGCGTACACTTGCCAGCCAATACGAACAGAGTAGAGGCCCTTATCATCACGGCCTAAAAATGACTTGTAGCCGTCGGGGTGCTTTTTGAAATGAGTCATCTTTAAGCCTCCACCAACTTGTTACGTTCGATGAAGCCTTTTAGAAGGTCATTGATGTTGCGGATGTCTTCAAATTCGGTGAAATCGTTATATGACTTACCGTTAATGTCAGTAATTTCATTTACTGTGAGTTGAGTAATATCAACAGCTGTAAATTCAGAACCCGGAACGCCGTAACTGTCTAAATGAGCTTCAAAATCAAAGCTAACGTTTAAACGGAAGCTATCTAATTTGATGACGGCAACACCTGTATGTTTACCTGTGATTTTCGCGGTTAACACACCGTAAGTACTTGGCTGCGTTTTTGGAGTAAATAGAGTAGGAGCTTCTTTTGTTTGGAAAGCTGGTTGTAGCTGACAAGCAACTAAAGAACCACCTGAGATTGCAAGAGCAGCCATGCTGACAAATGCAAAGGAGTTGAAAGGGGGAGCTTTTACGTTCATAATTGATCTCGCAGTTTTGCAAAAGCACATCGGACCTGGGGAGGGGCGGTGTGCTTTTTTGATGTCCACGAGATAAATATAAGAAAACTTAGTTTTATTGTCAATAAGAAATCTTATTTTAATTTAAGAAAGCTTACTTTTATGCTTTAATAGACAAAAGAAAACCCACCGTGGAGGTGGGTTGGGTGGAGTTTGTTATGGATAAAAATCAATTGAAATTTTTAGAAGAACTAACCGATTTATCGCATAAACATGGAATTTATTTAACTAATATCTTAGATGAAGCCAGTAACACAAAAGATGATATCTATATGGCCGAGATAGAAGGTCATATGAATTCAGCTGGCTATGAGCTGCAAGAAAATGGATCTTTAGTATTTACTTGGTATTAAACTAATTTAACACTTAATCCTGAATTAACCCCGCCAGGAAGCCCTAGAAAAGTATCAATTCCAATGTTTTTTCTTAGATCGGCTAGTAGGTCGTTTGGATTAACTGTAATTCCAATTTTTTGGATTGATTCACTTCGCGCATTAGACACTTCTTTTGCGCGATATACTTCTAATTCTTTATTTTCGTTAATAGCAATACGTGCTAATGCACGAATATAAAAACGATTAAATTCACCTTCTGCAAGTGTTTCATGTGCATTACTTGGTGTTTTAGATGCTCTACCATTTTTATCTACTGAAGAGGCATTAAACATATGGTCTTTACGAATTGCATTAGCAAGAGTTTGTTCATTACCCCCCTTAATGCTCTCAATTAAAATATTTGGATAACTATCAATCCCATGTTGATTAAATCTTTTACTGTAATACAGGGTGTTGCTGGAGATGTCTAAATTCACCTCTTCAAGCATTGCATTTCGTACATTGTCATTTAAGTCTAAAAAATTAAAACCCATGTTCTTCTCCACCCGATCTGTTGTTAAGACTGTGTCGGGTTCACAGTTTATTAATCTTTTGTGTTATTAATTTTCTGACCTAGCTTTCCTTCTTTTACCAACTGCACGACCTGCTCATTAGTAAGCACAGGAATAAAGACTTTGTCGCCAATATCTTTAGAAAGAATCTTTACTTCTTCAGCAGTCAACACCAAAGCTTCACCATGTTTCGCAGCATCATTGATGCGAGCAATAATCTGGTTGATTGGTCGTTTTGAATTGTCCATAAGTCTTCCTGTGATTAATGCGAATAAGGATGTTCTTGTCTATGCTGACTTGGCGGCACGATATCTGTAATAGCGGTAATACTTTCAACCTCGTCCATTTCAAAGAAAAATCGCTCACCACCATTCACAGAAAGCAAACTTAAAACCCCACCATTGATGCCGACAAATTCTTTAATTGTGCATCTTCCATCCTTCAAGCACACCTGAACAAACTCATTTGGCACAAGATCTGCATCAGGGTCGCATACAACATACCAGCCATTACGAATTGCTGGAAACATTGAGTCGCCAGTGCCTTTAATGCCATAGGCTCTTGGTCCTGCTGAGTGAGTTGGAACATACCCATCTCCAGCATTGCCTTCATAACCCATATCTGTGAAATAGCCATCCATGCCCATCTTGGAGTAAGCCTTAACAGGAACATATCTTTTTTGGGTGGGGAATGATTTAACAGGTGTTTCAAGAAATTTAACAGCATCTTCGCTATCGGGAATATTGTATTTTTTCTTAAAAGCTTCGATATCCAGAACTTTCAATTGTGTAACAGTGCTATCCAACTTAGGGCCGCTTTCATCTCCATTAGTTATATATGAAGTCGACACTCCGAAATAAGCGGCCATTTTGCTTAATGGGTCTGCTTTAGGAGCATAAGCATCTTTCTCCCAACCAGTGACATTGGGCGCACTAACTCCGGCGATTTTTGCCAACTCGCCTTGGGTTAATTTCTTTTCTCTTCGTAAGGCGCGAATACGCTGACCCATAGTTTCTAGATTCTTCATATAAGTTATCTTACATCTTGCAAAAATAAGTTATCTTTGTTTTAATACTAAGAAATCTTATTTTTGAGGTTGCACAAATGACCAAACAGGAAGCTTATGAGTTGCTTGGTGTCAATGGTGTTGGCTTAGCAAAGTTATTAGGAATTGAGCCACCTGCTGTTTACCAGTGGCCAAATGAAAAGATTCCTTTAGCTCGCGAATACCAAATCAGAGATTTGGCAAATGGCAAAGAACCAATCAAACGAACTACTTCAAATGCTTAGGACCTAACCATGAGCAAATTATCAGTTGATATATCTGCAAGCGCCAGAAATGGCGTATCCCGCATATTGCATGGTCTTGATATAAGCAATCAAAAAGAGATTGCTGAACAATTAAAAGTTGATCCAAGCACTATTACTCGGCTTAAAACAGACAAGAAAAACAATGGTTTGAATGAGATTGAAATGTTTTGCGAGCTATTGAGTTTGCTTGGATTAAAAGTCGTTCCTAAAGATTACCAGAGCATTGATAAGGAACGTGTTGCTGCACTTTTAGTCATGTCTAAAAGTTGGATGAACCGTATAGAAACGGTGGATGACTTATTTCATGACGAAATCAGTGGTCAAAAGGAAAAACTTGGATATTAAAAAACCACTACCTGCGCAAACAGGAGTGGTTTATAGGCATTCAGTCGAGATGAATCAAATGAATAAAACTAATTTATCAAATCAAACAACCGAACGCAACCAGCCAGAATTTTTAGTGGGTGACGTTGTAGTACTTACTAAAGAGTGTCGAAGTTTTAAATCAAATGATTTGTTTGAAGTCAAAAATAAAACCCTGACTAGTTTATGGACTATCAAATCACAAAATCATTTGTTTCTGGTTTCATCAAAAGAAATACGATCAGCAACAGTTGCTGAACTTAACGCCAAACGCCGACTAACAAGCGCTGAGCAAGCATTAGCGGAGGTGTCATGAACAGCTTTACACAGCAAATCAAAGTTTCTCGTCAGCAAAGTGAAATCCAATCTTTTTATGAACCTGCATTGCGAGTACTTGGGCACCTGTTTGAGGTGAAAAAGCAAAATTTACGCAACAAAGGTTATGACGAAAATAATGCAGCGGTAACCAAAGTTGAATTTTCAGAGGCTATGGCTCGTCAATTTCGCATAACGCAGTGGTTAGCACAGCAGATTGTAACCAGCTTCACCAAGGCGTGTTTAGTTGATTCTTTTGGAGGTTATGTTAAGCCAAAGGATGGTGAAAAGTGAGATATGCAGAAAGAAGAAAACAGGATATTTCCGTTTCCACCACACCGCTTGAGGTGGTAATTCCACTGGAACAACCAGTAAAGATCTATTCGGCTAAAGAATTAGCAGCTATGCCACTTTCAGTTATGAATGCCGCAATTGAGGCTCAGGAAAGATTTTATCAACTTGAAGAATTAACTCATATGGGGGCAGGCTATAGCAGTTCGCCGTCTGATGGAGGATGGGCACAAGCTAATTCAGGTGAAAGAAAAGTCGCGCATTCGCTACAAAATCAACAACGAATTTATTCCTCCAAGAATTATTCGTCAGTTGGAAATGCGCGGTCTTGTAAAATTAGGAGCAGTCACTGATGTATAAATATCTCCACCATATCAGCGACTTTATGGTTGCTACAGCGCACCTTAGCCCAGTTGAAGAGTGCTTTTATCGCCGTGCTCTCGATTTTTATTATTTGAATGAAAAACCATTACCCAAAGAAACCCAGTCGGTTTTTCGTCGGTTACGTGCAAATACCCAAGAAGAAAGGGATGCAGTATTAATTGTGCTGCAAGAGTTTTTTGTGGAAGAGGAAGACGGGTTTCACAACAAACGTTGTGATTCAGAAATCGCCGCTTATCAAAAAGTAGGGGATAAAAATCGTGAAAATGGTAAGAAAGGTGGGCGTCCACGTAAGGAAAAACCAAAAGAAAACCAAAGTGAAGGCGACTCGGTTAATTCTGAAAACCCACAAAAACCCAGTGGGTTAATTTTGGGTTCTGAAAGTGAAAGCCAAAAAAACCTTAACCATAAACCGTTAACCGATAACCAATATATAGATAGTAGTAGTAATGCGCGTGAAGAAAATTCGCAATTAACTCCAATTCAATTTGCTCAGTATCAGATCGATGATCACAAGCGTTACTCAATGCGTGAATTCATTTCTGAATACAGCGAGTTTCAATACGATTTCATCTCACTTGCTCAACAAAGATTTGTTTCGGTACCTGAAATCGACTTGAGAACCATGATTCAAAATTTCGGTGACTGGTACTTTGCAAACGAATCAAGTTCGTTGAATACACCAAGCATCTGGTTGGTTAAGTGGTTCTCTTGGGTTCAAAACAACGAGAAACAAGTCGCTGCTAACCGCAAGAAACAAGAGCAAATCAATTCAGCTGGTCAAAAACCACAGGAGTCGGGTTACTTCGCTAATCTTTTTGAAGAACAGAGCGAATCTCAAATCGTGGATGTAACCCCAGCAAAAAAGTTTCTAGTGAGTGAGGAGGTAGGTCATGCATGAGATTACCTTGAACGAAGTGCGTCAATTAATCGCTTCTCTTCGCACTGTTTACGCTGCTCAGTTCAATAAGCAATTTCCAGCAACAGGCGAAAGCGCAATTCCTCTGTCAGTGGTTGAGCAAATCGCACTTAAAACACTGGTTGGCGTTCAACAAAACCAATTTAACAACGCACTTGGTCGTTTACTTACAGCAGGTGGACGCTTTATGCCGTCATTTGCCGAGTTTCGCACCTGGTGTATTGGTGAAAGTTGGATGTCTCCAGAGGAAGCTTGGTCACGTGCATGTAAGTTTACTGCTGATCGTTCGGTGGTTATTACACAAATTACAAAGTATGCATTAGACGAAGTTATGTACTTGATCGAAGCCGGTCAAATGCGAGCAGCTCAAGATAATTTCTTCGGAACCTACAACGTGATGGTGGCTAAAGCTCAATTGAAAGGTCGTCAGCAAGAGTTTTACACTCCACCGCTACAACTAGAACACAAAGAACCTAAACACGTTCCTGTGAGCAATGACGAGGCTCAAAAGCATCTCAAATCATTGATGGAAAGATTAAAAATCAATGGTCGTAAACCTGCACCAGTTCAAAAACTTGAGGCAAAAGAAAAAGAGCCTGAGCTTGCAAAAGAATTAGGTCCAGATCCTTTCGACAATCCGCACGAATACGCTGAGATGTGCCGCCGTGAAGGTATGCCAATACCTAGAAATATTCTTCAGCTAATTGATGGGGCGAATGCATGAAAGCATCTAAATTGATTAGAGATAAAGGACTGCAATACGCGAAGGAAATCGTAGATTCAGCACCCGATAACGCAACTGAATGGAACGAGGGTTATGAGTTCCAATGTGGTCAAAGTGTAGAAATCAGCCCAGCAGATCGTGAGAAGTATTTTGTAGATTTGGTTGAGCTTAAACGTCTGGTGGAGTCTTTGAAAATCATCAGCGATTTAGGTGGAGTTGAGAAGCTAACGCCTGCATTCATTACGACAGATAAGCATGTTGGTTACACGCATGTTCGCATGGTGGGAAATGGGAGATTGAGCTTTCTTGATGATTTTTGCGACTTCATTCCAGATGGTTCCATTTCAATTAAGCGTGTGATGACTGCTATCCGCGACCACGAATCAATATACGGAGGCGGTGAATCTCATGCCAACTAGATATAACACAGGCGAGTATAGCTACTATCTTGAATATCACTATGGAGATATGTCAGCAAGCATGGAGATGCTTAGAGCACGTTTAATTGAATTGTTGACTCCTCATCTGTCTGGCCGTTATGTGAAATGGAGAGAAGCATATTTCACATGGTTTACAAAGTGCGGCGGGGATTCGGGGTGGATGTTTTGTGTAGGTCCACACGAATTTCATATTGATGGGGCGTTAAGGCGCTATTACTCAGGTTCTATTGATATTACCTACAACCAGAAAGATCGATATTTCTTGGTGGGTGAGAAAAAGAAAGTCAAATGTAAGGCTTGTAAGGGGTTTGGCTTCATTCGAGATGATGGGTGGGGGCATATAGATAAATGTGAAATGTGTGATGCAGAAAAAGGAGCCAGCCATGAGTGAGTTTGAGGGTAAATCTGGAAAGTGGGCTTGGGAGATTCAAAAAGAACAACAAGCGAAAGTGGAGGAGCTGCAAAAGCGTTTAGATGGGGCATTAAAAGAGACTCAATATGCTTTGCAGTATGTTGAAGAAGACATGCGCGGCAATCATGAATTTCTACAAATGGCAATGATTCGAACCCTTAAAGCTATAGAGCAAGTGCTCAAAGGTGGTGCTTGATGTCATCAGTCAGCATTGCTGAATACCGTAAGTTATTTCCTATTAAGAAAAATAAAAAGCGGCGTTCAGCAAAGCAAGTTGCTAGACAACCAAGTGTGGGTGAAATGGTACTGGCAACGCATTTAAGAGCGTGCAAGATTGGTTTTGAACAGGAATATAAATTCCATCCTGGACGTAAATGGAGAGCAGATTTTTTAATAACGGGTACAAAGATTTTGATTGAGGTGGAAGGCGGGATCTGGGGTGGAGGCCGTCACACAAGAGGCAAGGGCTATTTAGGAGACATGGAGAAATACAACTCCGCAGCAATGATGGGTTTTACAGTTTTACGGTTCAGCACAGAGCAAGTTAAAGCAGGCGTGGCGATTAAACAAATTGAGCAATTGGTGGGATGAAAATGAATATGCCAGCACAACAACATATTTTACAAGTGGTTGATTGGTCTAGATTTAGTTTTGAAGAGTGGTGTCGCCAGCTTGGAGCATGGCTAAATGGTGATACTGAAACAATGGTTAAAATTGTGAAAACCATGCCAACTAAACGCATCACTCAAAAACAACGAGAAAAATTAATAGCTATGTATATGAGTGATGACACTTTAAAAGATCGTTTGTGTATTCGCCGTAAGGGTACTTGCTGTGAGTTAAATGACAATGAGGCACGTGCAATCCATAGATTGATTATTGATATTAAATTAATCGAAGACAACATTTTACAAGAATGGATTTCAGCAATTTGGTCACATCATGTTATGGGTAATTCATTACGTGATATTGCTCAAAGTAACGACACTTCAGTTAATCAAATCAGACAGGATTTAAAATGTGGTATGGCTTATATCAAAAGTCGAAATCCGCATTTCAGATTTGAAACTTTTGAAAAAACCGCTTGAGTGTGCGCACGGGGTATGGCATATTTGTGATAACTTGGCGATTTTGCATTTAAATCGACACTTAAAAGGCTCGCATATGCGGGCTTTAATATTTTCTGGGGCTATCATGTCGGCTGAAATTGCATCTATTACTTCTGCTTTTATTCAAGGATGGTTCACCATTATGGGAGCATTTTTGGGAGCAGCAGCATTAATAGGTACCTTTTGGTTTGGTGCTAAATCCGCTTTAAATGCACACAAAGCCGATAAATTAGCAGAAGCGAAAAGAGATAGTTATTTAGAATTAGTCAAAAGTTGGTTTAATTTCATATTAGTATTTTCTTCGTATCAAAAAATTAATGAAGATGATGATCTAAATACTCAGATGAATGATTTTTTTGATAAATTGAGTTTTTCTTTTAAAGATTTAACTACAGCCTTACATCAATCTAGCTTTATTTCTGAACCTTTAACAAAAGAAAAGATTTTAGATTTTACAATGAAACTTAGTGAGGATTACTTCTTCTTAACTGGAAAAGTTGCACAGTATTATCTGATAAAAGAAGAAAGGAATGAGATATACCTTCAATTAATGGACTTTATGAATAATTACGGACTTAAATGTCTTGAATTACAAAAAGACTTAAGAATAGAAATTGGTATTTCAGAAGATGATGTAATTAATTCTCGAATTTTGAAAAAGCAGAAAGAATTTGCAGAAAAAATGAAAAACAAAATTATGAAAATTCGTGGTCATGATTTTGGGCTTTAATTAACTTTACGTGTTATCTTTCTGTGTAATCAAAAACTGGTAAATAAAATGAATATTTGTGTTGGTGGTGAGTTGGATGGACAAAAGTTAGAAAAAGAGGGGCGTTTGTTAAAAGCTTCTGATATTGACCCAACATTTAAGACTGAGTACTACAAGCAAGTTTTTAACCGCGACAACATTAACTATCATTTCTGGCTACCTATTGGATCTGACTTGCATGATATGTCGGAAAAAGTCCTTAATATCCTTAGAGCACCAAAAAGCTAGTTTTATCGTTTGCCGGACGGATTACGGCACTTAAAGTCCCGCTGAATATCGATTATTGGCGGGGCTTTTTATTTTTATTAGATTATTAAGAAAAATCCATAAATATTATAAAATTATAATTAAATCTTAAAAAAGGAAACTATATGACTTCTTGTGAGTTTGATTGGGAGTTAGCTTCAAAATTTATTCCATTGATTTCATCAATTACCACAATATTTGTTGCATATTTAGTGTATAAAATTTGGCATAAGCAAAAAGAAAAAGAAGTTATCGCCACTGAGGCAAAGTCAATTATCATGGAATTGTTTGAGCTGAATAAAATCTTTTCCGATCTTATAAATCTAAATTTTGAAACAAAGGAAGAAATGATTGAAAAGATGAGAGCATTCAAAGCCCAGAGATGGTATTTAATGGCTAAGCTTTCTTTCTTAAAGAATTGTTTATCTAATGAAAAGTTTAAAAACTGGATGAGAGACTTTGATAATGAAACAATAGAAATAAACAATTTAATAAAGCCATTCTTAGAAAAAAACTCAAAAAAAGATATGTTAGATTTTGCTTTATTGTTAGAGATAAAAAATAATTCAAAGGATGAACGCGAATTACACTCGTTTCAAACAAAACAGGTATTTTTATTAGAGGCATGCAAAGACCTGGCAATGTATAGAAAACTTTAAGCTAGTGACCCTCTTCGGAGGGTTTTTTATTGGATTAAACTTATGAAAAACGAAGTCGGCTTTCATGTGCCTGTTCGACCAATGCCTCCAGAATGGATCTTTGAAATGGATACTCCAAACTTTGCACCAGCTCCAGAAATGTGGGAATGGATAAGACAGGTTTTTCTAGATTCAAAATCAAAACTATTTAACCCTGATCACATGCATTTACGGTCATTTCGATATCCAGATATTGCTGTGATGTGGGCTAGATCTGGTTTTAAAAAGCAGGGACGTCAGGTTATCGGTACTACTGAAAAAGTCATGATCAATGCTGGTGGTTGGAAGAAAGAACGACAAGAAGAACAATACATCCAGTGGTTCAATTATTTACCTGAATACTTAATTACTTTTGATGCTTCATATTCACGTATAGCAAGTGATGTGAACTTTTGTGCTTTGGTTGAACACGAGCTTTATCACATTGCACATAAGAAGGACCAATACGGAACACCAGCATATAACAGAGAAACTGGTATGCCTAAGTTAGCTATTCAAGGTCACGATGTTGAAGAATTTACAGGTGTTGTTCGCCGATATGGAGCAACTGAGGATGTTAAACGAATGGTCGAAGCAGCTAATAAAAGGCCTCAGCTCACACGTGCTGATGTTCATTACGCTTGTGGCACTTGTAACTTAAAGGTGGTTTAAATTTTTTTTGCCACTCTACTTGGACGTACTTGGACGGATAGAGATAAATGGCAAGGCTTAATAAACGGGTGAAACTCTATATAGTACGGTCACTTGCTACCTATGAGACACCTAGTGAAACAGCAAGAGGCGTCCAAGAAGAATTTGGTATTACCGTAACCAAACAGCAATGTGAAGCATACGACCCAACAAAAAAAACAGGGCAGGACTTAAGCGAAGAATTTAAAACTGAGTTCTACAGAGTGCGCAAGGAAATGAATGACAACCTTAGCGCAATTCCAATCGCAAACATTGCATACCGCCTCAAACGCCTACAACGATTCATTGATCATGAACAATTCAAAGAAAACCCAGTCATTGTGCCGAGCCTTTTAGAGCAGGCAGCTAAAGAGGTTGGCGGCTTATATACCAATCGCAAGGAAATAACAGGGGCAGGTGGCGGACCACTTCAAAGCGAGCATGTCACTCAAGTTGTTGCAACGCCTGAACAGATACGGCAGGTGTTAGATGAACTCAAAGGTAAATACTAAGCTGCTAGAAATGCAGTTAGAGCGAGAGCTCTGTGAGAAAGAACATTTATTCTTTACTCGGCGTTTTTTCTTGCCTCGAATGGGCTTTAAGTTTTCGGTCAATTGGCATCATGAATATATTGCCGACAAGATTGACGAGGTAATTGCTGGCAAAGTTAAAAACCTAGTTATTAACGTTCCACCCGGAAGTGGCAAAACTGAATTACTTACAAACCTTATTGCCCGTGGTATAGCACGTAACCCTCGTTCGCGGTTTCTGTATCTGTCTTTCTCACAGTCACTTGTAGAGGATGTATCTGCAACAGCAAGGAACATTGTTAAGTCGGAAGACTTTCAGAATTTATGGCCTGTAAAGATCTCTACCAGTACGGACGCTAAGTCTAGTTGGAAAACCACAGTCGATGGATATGACGCAGGTCATGTTTATTCTGCTTCGATGGGTGGGCAGGTCACAGGTCGCCGTGCCGGTACATTAGCCAATGAGGGCTTTACCGGTGCGATTATTCTTGATGACCCATTAAAGCCTGAGGATGCATTTAGCCAGACCGCTAGACGTAAAGCTAATCGTAAAATTCTAAACACGGTCAACTCTCGTAAAGCTAAATCTGACACGCCAATTATTCTGATCATGCAACGTTTGCACGTTGAAGATCCGACTAACTTTGTGTTGACTGGCAATGTACCTGGTGAATGGGAACAAATCAGTATTCCCGCACTTATTGATGATGAGTACATCAGTAAGCTACCAGAGCACATACAGCGCAAAATTCCACGTGATGTTGAACGTGATGAGAAAGGTCGACAAAGCTATTGGCCGTTAAAAGAATCTTTACTTTCTTTGCTTCAGCTGGAGAAAGGTGGGGAAGATAAAGACGGTGCTACAGTGTCACGCTACACCTTTGCAAGCCAATACATGCAAAACCCTAAAAAGCTGGGTGGTGATCTTGTTAAGGCTGAATGGTTTGGCCGTTATGTTGAATTACCTGTTCTTAAATGGCGTGCGATTTGGGCAGATACGGCGCAAAAGACAAAAGAACATAACGACTTCTCAGTGTTCTTATGTGCTGGTCTTGGCTATGACAATAACCTTTACATCATTGACGTGAAGCGTGGCAAATGGGAAGCACCAGAGCTATTGAAAGAAGCTAAAGCTTTTATCAATAAACACAAGGACAGTAACACAAAGATTGGCAAGCTTCGTTATATGGCCGTAGAGGATAAGGCGAGTGGTACCGGTTTAATTCAGTCCATATCTAAGCAGACCACTTTACCAATACGTGCGATTCAGCGAAGTACTGACAAGCTATCAAGGACAATGGACGTCATTCTTTATGTTGAAGAACGCCGTGTCTGGTTACCAGCTAATGCACCGTGGCTATTGAACTACATTGAAGAGATTGAAGGCCTTACTGCTGATTGGTCACATGACCATGACGACCAATGGGACCCGACCATTGATGCGATTAATGATTCATTAGCCAAAAAGCCAACTGTATTTGATTAGAGGAAATTATGGCTGAAACTAAAAAGCCCGATGCAATTGGCGATGCAGGGGCGTATACAAACTTTGTCTCAAATATTGGTACCGAACGTGATAAAGCTTCACACGGTTCTTTCGTTAAGAAAGTAATTCCTGATGAGCAATTAGAAGCTGTGTATCAACACTGGTTAGCTAAGCGAATCGTCAACCGTCCAGCAAGTGACATGCTCCGAGCTGGTTGGTTTTTTGAAGGGATTCAGGATAACGATTTACTAAAGCTTAAAGAGGCGTGTAAGGCATTTAACTTAGATGGGGTGCTTTTATCTAGTTTGGTACTTTCTCGCTTATATGGTGTTTGCTATGTGCTTCTAGGAACAGTGGACGGCGGCAACTTAGATCAACCGTTTGATTTAAACAAGTTAGGTATTGGTCGTTTAGAGTTTTTCACGGTGCTTAAGAAAAAGCACATTGAAGCTGATACCAGTAAATATTTATCGCCTAAGGAGGCAGGTGGCGTTTTAAAGCAGCCTGAATTTTACAAGCTAAAGCTTGATGGTAAATCTAACCAACGGATCCACCACACCCGCTTAATTAAATTTGGTCATGCAGATGTGGTCAATGAAGAGCCTGTAAGTGTCTTACAGGAAGTTTATGAGGATCTACTTGATCATGCTGCCGTAAAGAAAGCCACTGCTAGTCTGGTCCATGAATCAAAAATTGACGTGATTAGAACACCTAACTTGGTCGATAAGATCAAAGAGGATATGAAATCCGTAGCTGAACGTTTTCTTAGTGTCGGATTGCTTAAGGGCTTGAATGGCATGATCGTCTTGGATAAAGAGGAGGAGTATGACTCTAAATCTTATAGCTTTGGCGGTCTGCCTGACCTCATGCGTGAGTATTCGATTCAAACTGCTGGTGCAGCTGATATGCCATATACGATTTTATTTGGGCAATCACCTGCAGGCATGAACGCAACTGGTGAGCACGACACACGGAACTATTACGACAGTATCGCAACTAAGCAAATATGGTCCTTAAAGCCATTCATGATGAAGCTTTTAAGAGTAATTGTTCAAGCTACATTTGGTCGTCAGATTCCAAGTTTAGATGTTGTGTTTAACCCGTTATGGCAATTAGACGCTAAGGTGCGTTCTGAGGTTGAGAAAGCTAACGCTGAACGGGATTCCAAGTATTTAGAAATGGGCATCATTACCGAGCCACAGATAGCAAAACAGCTTGTTATTGACGGTGTTTATTCAGTGATCGATGAAGCTCATATCAAAGAGCTTGAGACAATGGTGAAGCTTAATGACAACGATAATTCAGATCCTGAAACCCCACCTCCAGCAGGCGAAGAAACGTAAAAAAGGTCGTAAAGCTTCCAAGCCGAGAGCCGTGCACGTAAATCGCCGTGTAGAGCTATATTACACACGACAACTACTGGCTATTTCAAAATACTGTCAGGAACAAACAAAAGAATTGGTTATTCCTACAGTCGGCCAGAATATCGGTGATGCTTGGTTCTCAGACATGATGACGGCGTTTAGGGAAAAGCTCACAAAGTATGTTGTTGAGGTTTCCCGTCCGTTGGCCACAAAGGTTGTGACTGACACCCAAAAGGAAGTGGACAAGCAAATTGCAGAGCACACCAAAACAATTATTGGTGTGGATCTAACGCCGTTCTATCGAGCTGCTGATATTCAGGACGAGGTAGATCTAAACATTACGGCAAATGTCAGTTTGATTAAGTCTATTCCGCAGCAATACGCCGATAAGCTTGAGGTACTAATCACCAATGCTTTGCAGACTGGACAAACCAATGAAGAGTTAGCCAAAGCAATTAAGCAATTAGGATTATCTACAGATTATCGTGTACGTCTTATTGCTAGTGATCAGATGGGCAAGATTAACGGCCAAATTAACCACGCCCGACAGCTTTCGATGGGTGTGGAGACATACACATGGCAGACGGCCAAAGATGAGCGTGTAAGGCCAGATCACCAGCATAAACAGGGCAAGACATTCAGATGGGATTCACCGCCAGAAGGGGGGCATCCCGGTCAGCCTATCCGATGTCGTTGCACGGCATTGCCTAATTATGAGGATATTTTGATTGATTAGTATTCCAAGTATTATGAAATAGGTTTAGATCTTCCAGTTCTAATGTTCGTTGATCCATAGCAGCGCTGGAGTGTCGTAAGCTGTTTCCTACATCGCAAATTATTGATAAATATTTTTCTAAATCTCTAATAGAGAGTTTGGAATTATTGTCTTTAATACTTTTAATTATTTTATTTAGTAAATCTTCTGGAGATATTAATAGGCTCGCAATTTTTTCGAAATAGTGATCATTCGTATAATTTTCACCAATCATTAAATCACTGCCTTTAAGATTAAATTTTCTATAAAACATAGTTTTATAAATATTTTGTTTATGTCTAAGGGTAAGGATTAATTGAAGATATTCATGCGATGTATTTAAAAGTTGTAACTTTAATTCAAATAGCCTTTGATCTTGAGAGAGTTTAATTTGCTTTTTCGCATATAAAGCTGCAATCACTGCAAAAATTAAACCTATCACAGCAAGAAGTGTTTGTAATTGGCCTGAATTAGCTCCGAGTAATGCCCATAAATAATTAAGATGATTCATTTTATTAACCAAATTGTTTTTACCGTAGTTTAATTCTTACTCTTTTAAAGAACCACCTAAACAGGTGGTTTTTATTTGGATGAAATTTATGAAACGTAAAAAGTTTAGTAAAAAACGGTTTTATCACCGTTTGCAAGCACAGGGATTAGTTAAAGGTGGTTATGTCAATTGGAATGGCGAATTAGAAATCTGGCAAATTCCTTGCTGTAACTTTCCTGATTTAGCTAAGGCAGCCGGTAAAGCTGCAGAAAAGTTTCAAGAGGTGATGGAAAGTTTAAAAGGATTACAGTCGCCAAATATCAAACCCATTAAAAGTAATATTTTTATTGATGGTGTTGATTTCGGTTCTGCTAAAGACTTTTCTGTTACCTATTCAAGAACGTAATTTTGAAAATTGATAAGGCCACCTTCGGGTGGTTTTTTTATTGAGCGCAATTTATGAAAACCATTTACCAACTCAAAATTGGTGACTTTGCGCCTAGTGAATCCACACGCTCATTTACCAAAGAAGGGTATTTGAAGTGCGTCAATGTTCGCTTAGCTAAAGCGCCTCAAGTACGACAGTACTATGCGTATGAGTTTCCATCTCTGGAAGGTTATACCGCTGATCAAGTCATCAATGTCTACACGCCACCAGAGGAGCTTTTCAAGCCTGAGGCTATTCAAAGCTTCGATGGTGTAGACGCTACTGACTATCACCCGCCTAAAAATGAAATTAATGCTTCTAACTGGAAGGATTATCACATTGGCTATTGTGAGAACGTCCGACAGGAAGGCGATTATCTGGTGGGTGATTTGCTCATTAAAGACAAGATCAGCATTGATCTAATCCAAAGCAACGAGCGGCTTGAAATGTCGCTTGGCTATGGAGCCTTATTAATCGTTGAGCAGGGTACGGCGCCAGATGGTACGCCGTATCAAGCGAAATTTATCAATTTTATAGGCAATCACGTAGCGCTCGTTAAATATGGCCGTTGTGGTGGTGATTGCCGCATCGGTGACAAACAACAAACTCCACATAAGGGGAATATATCAATGGAAGTTATTGTAAATGGTGTGCGCTATAACATTGGCGACAACACGCCTTTAGCGGATGCATTAAAAATCCAGCAAGAGCAGCTTGAAAATTTAAAGGCGGCAAAGCTCAAAGTTGGTGATAAGCAATTTTCTATCGGTGATGAGCTTGGAGCAATTCAAGCGGTTGTAGATCAGTTATATGCCGAAAAAACAGGTTTGGAGCAAAAAGTAGGTGATCTGGAAAAGAACCAGATGACGCCTGAAAAGCTTGAGCAAGCTGCTGCTGAACGTGCTGCTGTGATTGCGGATGCTAAAGCATTGGTGCCAACAGTTAAAACTGAAGGCTGCACATGCGAGCAAATCAAGCGTGATGTAATTGCTGCTAAAGCGGGTGATGCATTAGTAACAGCTTTGATGGGTAGCGTGTCGGTAGGCGATGCTAAGCCTGAGCAGATCGATACAACTTTCCGTGCACTCTGTGCTGTGAAGGGTGCTCAACCTTCTAACCCTGTAGGTGATGCACTTCATCAGCAACAAAGTGTTAAAGCTGGTGATGGCAACCCAGCAGGCGGTGGGGATGAAAAGACCTACAGTAAAGAAAACGCATACAAAACAATCTAAGGGGAAGTAAATCATGGTTAAGCAATACGATGCTGTACCCGGTATGAAGTTTCACCTCATCGGTCCAGAGGATATTTTATCCTTGCCTATGGCTGGTGCCGGTTTGGTGAACGATGGTGACGTGGTTGTACGTAGTACGGACGGAAAAACATTTTCTGCAGTAACCGGCGCAACTAATACCAAGTTTGGAATTATCGTACGTCACGGCGTAGGCAAGTCAGGCAAAACGGCAGATGGCAAAGAAGTCTATAGAGCTACTGATGTAGCACCAGTTATGACGATCGGCTCGATTTACGTGAAGGTCACGGCACCAGTCACTGACATCAACGAAAAGGTTTATGTCAAAACAGCTAACGGCACCACAGCAGCGCCGTTAGGTTCTTTATCTCCAACAGCTTTGGACGGTACAGAGTTACCGAACGCATCTTGGGAAACAATTTCAAATGAGCAGGGCTTAGCTGCTGTTCGCTTACGTGGGGCATAATAATTATGAGCAAATTGGCAGCAATGAAGCTACGTTTAACACCAGTAGCTCAAATGGTTCAAGCAAATATTGGTGATGCATTTAACCTAGATGCTTTAGCCCAATTATTCGTTAAATTGGAAGAATTTAACGAAATGGGTCCTCAGCTTCAGCAAGTGATGGATTACGCTAAATACATTCCTGTTAAACCTGTCAATGCCGTATATGGAGGAGGAGAGATCCTAAGCCGTAAGAAGGGTGTGGGTATGGGTAAAGATCATTCAGGAACTGGTAATGATATTCCCGTGGCTGAAGTTGAATATGATACTGTTCAATTGCCAGTGAAGGTCGGCACGATCAGTTATATGTATTCAGTGTTTGAGTTACAAGCAGCCCAAAAATTAAATTTAGCACTTGAAGCAGATAAAGTAGAGGCCGCTCGTCTAGCTGCAGAAAAACACTTAAGTAACATTGCTTGGTATGGCAATGCTCTTACCGGAGTTAAAGGCTTCTTAAATCAGACGGGTGTAACCATAGTTACAGCCCAACATAACTGGGCCACCGCAACCATTGAAGAAGTACTAAGTGACTTCAATGCAAGCTTGGCAGATGCTGAAGATCTTGTTGATGGGGATGTGTCCGTACAGCCAGATACTTATTTGATGGCATCAAATCAATACTTACACCTTTCTACTCGTGTAGTTGCTGATTCTGGCGGAAAGACATTCTTAAAATTCATTGAAGAAAATAACATCTTCGCATCACAAGGTAAGCCGTTAACCATTCGTGGTTTAGGTCGTTCAAATGGTAAAGGTACGGCAGGTGCTGACCGTTCTATTATTTACCGCCGTGACCCGTCATGCATCCAAATGAAATGTGATGACGTCACTTTCTTGGCAGCTCAACCAGTTGGTGTAGATATTAAAGTGCCTGGTCACTACAAATATCAGGGCGTATGGTTGAAGCGTGTTGATTCTCTCCGTTACTTGGATCACGTGTAAGGATTAAAACAGTATGAAATATTCTTATATCTATAGCGGCTTACAGGCCGCTTTTGTTTTTTCTGGTATTGCTGTTTTGCCTACAGGCACCCCAACTCTTGTGGATGAAGAAGCACACAAGAAGCTCAGTAAAAATAAGTTTGCTAAACATCTTATTAATATCGGTGAACTTGAAGTTCAGGAAATCCCAGATGATGAGCCAAAAGCAACAGGTAAAACTGGTGGCCGTGGTGGTAAAGGTGGTAAACAAAACGATGCAGCAGGTGAGCAGCAAAAGCCAACTGATGAAGATGCTTTGGCCGCCGTGAAGGCTGAATTAACAGCGCTTGAAGTAACGTTTAGTGATGATGAAACACTTGAGCAGTTACAAGCTAAGTTAGCTCAGGCTAAAGAATAAGGTGAGTCTATGGACGTACAAACGTTTCGTGAAAAGTTCTCGACTGATTCGAGTTTAATGTCTTTGCCAGATGCAAAAATTCAGGATGCTTTAGAAGAAGCGGATCTGATTGTTTCTCAAATTGAGTTCGGGGCATTAAAGGAACGTGCTGTAGGTCTATATGCAGCACATATTCTTAAAGTTGGTACTGTAAGTGGCAATGGTGCTGCTTTTGGTACCGCCTCAAGCATGACAATTGCGGGCCAAAGTGTGAGTTATTCACGATCATCGAAAGAAGCTTTCTATGATCTCAGCATGTATGGCCAGCGTTACCTTGCGTTAAAAAATTCAATTCCAATTGATGATGAAGGCACAAACCCTAACCGTTTAGGCGTTGGTGTTTTTGTTGTATAGGAGAATCATATGCCTTTTAAGTATCAGGCACCAGAAGGTTACAAGCCAACCAAACTCGTTATTGCTGGGCAAAACCTAGATATCAAAAACGGCGTTTTGGAATCGGATAATGACATTATCCATATTTTAAAGCCCTTAGGTTTTGAGCGTTATGTTGAAGTGGTTGAGCCAAAGAAATCTGCAGCATCTGCTAAAGAGTAATTAAGCTATGAGCGATTATCGTGTTGATGCTCAGGTCAATTTTGATGAGATGAATAATCGCGTTAGGTTTGAAATAAGACGCACGATTAACGCTCTTACTTTGCGCTTACAGCGGATTGTTCAGGAAGACATGTTAAGTGGCCAACGACTTAAAGTTCAGTCAGGCCGCTTACGTGGATCCGTTTCATCAAAGGTGGATGAGGATAAGGACTCCATTGAGGGAACCGTGGGAGCTGGTGGTGCTTTGGTGCCTTATGCCCCAGCACATGAGTTTGGTCTAAATGGTGCTTTGGGTGTTAAAGCACACCTGAGGACAATTAAACAGGCGTTTGGCCGACCTATTTCACCTGTTCAGGTCAATGTTAAGGCCCATTCTAGGAATGTTCGGTTTAGAGAATTGCGGTTCATGCGTGATTCACTGGATATCGTGGCCAAGATTGTGCCGAAAAATATTGATGCAGCAATTCAGCGAGGTATAGCAGGTGGATAGTGAAGCAATTTATCAAGCGCTGTTTGATCGGTTAAGTACAAGGGTAGAAGGGCTCAAAACAGTAAGTCGCCGTTTACGTCACTTTAATAATGTATTGCCTCATGAACGGCCTGCCATATTTATCACTCAAGGCAATCAGCAAGAAGTACCGGTACATGGTATGGATTCAAAAGTTGAACTTGCTGCTGAAGTTTATATCTACATCCATGAGGCTGATAGAGCTAAGCCCCCATCATCACAGATGAATATTTTCATCGATCGTGTACGTGAAGCTATTCAGCCAGACCATCCGGATTTCAGTGAATATCAAACCTTAGGTGGTTTGGTCGAGCATTGCTGGATCGAGGGCACAATCGAAGTATATGAAGCTGTAGAAAACATGCTGGATGATCAGGCGATTGCCATTATTCCTATCCGGATCCTCACAACCAATTAACAAAACATTCATTTTATGACCGCCTCGATGGCGGTTTTGTCATTTTAGAGAGGTCAAAATAAATGGCTCAATATTTATTTGGTGCCGGCAAGATCTTTGCTACACCGATTCAAGATGTATACGGGCAACCGATTAGTAATCCCACACCAGTTGAAGTGGGGGTAATGCAATCCGTTGGTGTAGATATTAGCTATGACTTAAAAGAACTTTTCGGTCGTGGACAGTTCGCCGTAGATGCTGCACGTGGTAAAGGTACCATTAAATGTAAAGCTTCATTCGGGCGAATTAACGGCACCTTATTAAATTCCATTTTCTTTGGTGGCGTTGTTGCTGAAGGTGGAATCGAAACGGTTTCCCAAACCATTAATGGTGAAGTGATTCCGGCTGGTGGTTCAGTTACTCCGGTTGTCCCTAACATCGGTACATTCGTAAAGGATCTAGGCGTAACGGATGCGAAAGCAATCCCACTTAAGCGTGTAGCCTCAGCGCCAACAACAGGGCAATACAGTGTAGATGCGGCAACCGGTGCTTATACATTTGCTGCTGCAGATGTGGGTAAAACGGTATTTATTAACTTCCGTTATTCAGCAATGGTAGCGGGTGCAAAGTCAATCACTGTATCAAACCTAGATATGGGTTATACGCCAGAGTTTGCCGTTGACTTGCAACGTGACTACAAAGGCAAGTTCATGCACATGAATTTCTTCCGTTGTACCAGTAACAAACTTGGGTTTAGTTCAAAACAGGACGATTACGATATTCCTGAGTTTGAATTCCAGCCTATGGCTGACGATCTTAACCGTGTTTTCAAAATCGATTTATCGGAGTAATGCCAAATGCAATTTAAGCAAGTTGATAACCCGCGTGGCTCAACAATTATTATTGATGGTCAGCCATTTGTATTTGCTCCTTTGTCACTTGGTGCGGTTGAAAAGTTATTGCCAGCTCTTCAAGCATTTAAGCCCGATGATGTGGGTACCGTGATTGATGTTGCGTTTAAGTCACTTAAGCGCAATTACCTGGATATCACACGTGATGATGTTGCTGAGATGATTTATATGGATCAGCTTACAGAAGTCATGGAGGCAGTAATGTCTGTGTCTGGTCTTAAAGGAAATGATGACAACGCTGCAGGTGGTTCGGGGGAATAGATTGGGAGGAGCTGTACACGCATTTAGTGCTGACAATGGGTAAAGATTATGACTATGTACGTGATGAAATGGATTTACCTAGACTAAGAGCATTAAGTGCGTATCAGCAAAATAACCCTCCCGCACATGTTGGGATACAACGGCTTTGCCGTATTTTGGAAGCATTCATGGGAATTGATGAGACTCCACCAGCGATTACCGTTTCAGAGGATGACGAGGGGGATATGCTGGAAGTTTTATCGAATTTCCCGCAGGGTGGTTAAGGCCGCCCTTAAAAATATTAATGTGACATTAAGTAACCAGTTTGTTAAATTGTACGAACTTTATAATAATTGGTGAAATTATGACTCAAACAAAATTTTGTTATGCCTGTGGCCAACAAATTGACGTTCGTGCAGAAATTTGCCCTAAATGTGGTGTAAGACAGCAAGATGTTAAAACTACGGGGCAAAAAAGTAAGGTCGTTGCAGGTATTTTTGCTTTGTTATTAGGTGGGTTTGGTGCACATAAATTCTACTTGGGCAAAGTTGGGCAAGGTATCCTTTATCTAATTTTCTTTTGGACTTTTATCCCTGCGATTATCGCATTCTTTGAAGGTATAATTTATTTATGTACTTCTGATGAAGATTTCGCCAAAAAATATGGTTAAGTAATTTGCCATAAATAAGTTTTTAAAGCCTTGTAAATACAAGGCTTTTTTATTTCTCGACTGCCCCTTCAAAGGGGGCTTTTTTATGCCTGTGAGGAAGTTATGGCAAATAATAATCGTGTGGAAGTCCATATCGGTGCTAAAACCTCTGAACTTAAAGAGGGCATGCAAGATGCAGAAAAAATAGTATCTGATTCTGCCAAGAAGATTGAAAGCACTGGGCATAATATTGATTTTAAGCTTGATCTTTCAAATCTACGGTCAGAGCTAAATGGCTTTGCCTCAAACCTTTCTGATAAGTTCAAGACAGTAGGCAATGATATTAAGAGCTCGCTGACTAATGGCCTATCTTTAGTCAGAGGCGGTTTTTTACTTGGTATTGGCCAAGAGATTGCTAGAAGTGCAGCGGAAGCGGTTGCAGCAATTCCTGATCTTGTATCTGCAGTGGGTAAGGCTTCCAAAGAGTTAGAGATTCAAGCCCGATTAGCAAACTCGAATACTTTAGAATTTCAAGAATGGGCATTTGCTGCCAAAAAAGTAAACGTGGAGCAGGACAAGCTATCGGACATCATGAAAGATGTAAACGATAAGTTTGGTGACTTCATGCAAACTGGTGGTGGTGAGATGGCCGATTTCTTTGAGAAGATCGCGCCAAAAGTCGGTGTCACTGCCCAACAATTTAAAGGCTTATCTGGTCCGCAAATCCTAGAAAAGTACTACCAGACTTTGCAAAAAGCCAATGTTTCACAGGCTGAAATGACTTTCTATATGGAAGCCATTGCGAACGATGCAACATTATTAGCTCCATTACTGGATAACAATGGTCAAAAATTAAAAGAGTACGCTAAACAGGCTCATGATTTAGGCGTAATCATGAGTGATGATGCCATAGCTGCTACCAAAGAATTTAATACTTCTCTTGAGACTGTCCAAACAACACTTCAAGGAGTATTAACCCGTATTGCAGCACAAGCAGCTCCATCCCTGACTGAATTAGCCAATCAATTTTTAACTTTTGCGGTTGATTCCAAGGATGCCATTGATGATTCAATTAAATCGATTATTGGTATTTTTGAAAGCCTATTTAGCATTCTGAGTGAGCAGTTCACAACGATCGGGGCAATCTGGAGTGACTTGACTGGAAGCATTGGAGACGATGCGAATAAACAGATTGGCTTTATGGATGCTATATCTGTAGTACTAAGAGCATTAGGTGTAGTAGTTACGGGCTTTCAGGTAGGTGTGCAATCTGCTTTTGCAATCATTCGTGCCGTTGTTGTTACGGTCTGCCAAGCATTAATCATTGCATTTAATGGCCTTATGGCTGGCTTTGATATGGTAAGAAGTACTATTCAGTATGGTCTGGATGTACTACGGGTTAAGTTTCAAACATTTGGCAGCGTTGTAAATAATATCCTTCATTTTAATTTCTCTGGCGCGAAAGCAGCATGGGAGGGTGGTTTATCTCAGCTTGGTAGTATTACTGATCGATACACTAATCAAATGAAAGGACGCATGGCTGACCTAAAAAACTCTTGGAATGCGGGAGCCACTACAGCAGCCAATTCACTTGTCACAGCAGGAAAGCGAATTCTTGAGGTTACTACAGCGGGTAATCAGAAGATTACCAACTATGTGTTTAAGGATCCGACCAAACCAGTCGAGCCGCCAAAACCACCTAAGCTTGGCTTAGGAACTGCACCACCTAATACAAAATTAGGTATAGGTACTGGTGAAAAAGACGAGAAAGGCGGTTCTAAATCATCAGCTAAATCTAAGGCTGAGCAGGAAGCTAAAGAACGTCAGCGCCAAGCTGAACAAGCAGCTAAAGCACTTGCCGATATTCGGTATAAATATGCATCCGAAGAAAAGAAAGTTGCTTTAGATCTGCAAAAGGCACTGGAAGAGATTGAAAAATCCAAGATGACTGCAGATGAAAAAGCCGCTGCAAAAGTCAAAGCCGAAAAGGATGCTTCAGACAAGATCATTGCTATTCGTTTAAAAGAGTTTGAGGAATATAAAAAAGCTCGTGAAGAACAGATAGACAATTATCAAAAACAAGCCCAGCGCCTTTATGAAATTGAAGCAGCGCGAATTCAGGCAGAGTTTGACGCCAAGAAAATTTCAAATGTCCGTAAAGTCCAGTTGGAAAAACAACTAGAAGATCAGTTACGTGAAATTAAACGGCAAGGTCTTTTAGAGCGTTTAGCACTTGAGAACGAGCAAACCGGTATTACGGGTAAGCAGGGCAATCAAAACCAAATCACAAACAACATTTCTGATTTAGAGACAGATCAGAAAGTTGCTGACACTAAGTCTATGGGCTTAATCAGTGATGCGGAGATGAAGGACTTTGAGGCTAAGTTCGGTGGCTTTACTTCTCGGCTTTCTAACCTATGGGATCAGGGCATTCAGTCACTTATGAATGGCACACTGACTTGGAGTAATGCAACTAAAGCAGTACTAGCTGACATGGGGCAATTTGCCTTGCAAACAGCAACAAAGGAGCTACAAGGCTGGTTAAGAATCCAAGCGATTAAGTTGGCCCGTAAGCTTGGCTTCGTTGGTGCTGAAACGGCGGCAGAAGCTTCTGGCCAAGCTGCTCAAACAGGGGCAACCATTGCAGGTGAAGCAACACGTACCAGCGTTACTGCAGCAGGTGGTTTAGCACGTTTAGGCTTAAAGGCTGCCGAAGCTATCAAAGGCATCATGATGTCTGCATGGGAAGCAATGGCTGGTGCATTTAAAGCTATGGTTGCAATTCCCTATGTCGGTCCAATTCTCGCCGTTGGTGCCGGTGCTGCTGCATTTGGTTTAGTGGCTGGTCTAGCTGGAAAGATTAAATCTGCTCGAGGCGGTTACGACATTCCATCCGGTGTTAACCCAATTACACAGCTTCATGAAGATGAGATGGTTTTACCGTCTCAACATGCAAATACCATTCGTGAAATGGGTAACGCATTACGCAATGGGGCAAGTTTTGGGGCTGCAGCGGTTGCTGAAGGTGGGGGTGGTGGTACCACTGTTTTCAATATTAGTGCCATTGATGCCAAAGGAGTTAGAGACTTTATGAAGAAGCATGGCCGTGATTTGGCTGGTGGACTTAAAGGCTATAACCGTAATTTTGGGAAATAAGGAGGATTAAATGTCTAATGCATTGTTTCCAGAATTACCTGGTCTTGAATGGGATACATCTATTACTCCCATGTTTAATACCAAAATTATGACTTCAATTAATGGACGTGAACTTAGAGCAAGTTTTCAGGCTTCTCCAAAGTACGAAATCTCATTATCTTACGCATTCTTACGGGAAAACAAGAGTAGAAAAGAATTACAGCAGTTACAGGGTTTTTTCCTAGAACGGCGTGGTGCTTTTGATTCTTTCCTATTTAAGATGCCTGATGATAATCAGTTTAACTGTACTTTTATTGGTGATGGGGTTACTTCTACATTTCAGATTTATAAACAAATGTACGAAACCCAAATACCTGTGAGTAATACTGAAAGCACAACTACAGAAGATCCATTAATGTGGGAGGAAGTTGAAGTCACACCAATGTGGTCAGATCCAAATGAAAAAATGTGGGATATGCAATATGGCGTGACTGAAAATGGTTTACTTGTTTTGGAAGTACCACTTGAAGTAGATGAGGTGCTAACAATTACAGGTACCTATTACTATCGTTGTCGTTTTAAGGACGACACACAGGAATATGTCAACTTTATGCATAAACTTTGGAAGGCGGGGAAAGTTGAATTAATTGGTTCTTTAGGGGCAAAGATATGAGATATGCATCTCCAAAACTTATAGCCTTATTAGATGCTGACCAGTTCATTATGGCTGACTTATACACCATTACCACTATTCAAGGTATCGAGTATCGTTATACAAGTTACGATACAAATTTAATAGTTGGTGGAAAGGAATTTATTGCCGATGGCCCACTAATAAGTCGAGAAGGAACAAGCCTATCATTGGGAATTGAAGTTGATAATTTATCTATTACGATCGAATCCAATGAAAATACGAAATTTGGTGATGTACCTGTAACTCAGGCTTTTCACAATGGGATTCTTGATGGAGCAAGATTTAAATTAGAACGTATCTTTATAGATATGAATACTCCGACTGATACAAGTGCAGGAACGTTGGTTTTATTTGAGGGACGAATAGTAGAACCTGAGTTGGACCGTTATGGCGTAAAAGCTAGTGTTGTATCGGATGTTGATGGTTTAAAGCTTCAAATGCCAAGAAATTTATATACACCAGGGTGTTTAAATACTTTATTTGATACGGCATGCGGTCTATTGCGTCAAAACTTTATGGTGCAAACGACGATTGAGTCGGGCAGTACTGCAGCTCGAATTATATGCCAAGTGAATCAGCCTCAAGGGTGGTTTACTCAAGGTGTGATTGAATTTTTAGACGGTGGCAATGCAGGACTAAAACGGACGATTCGAATGCATGAATCAGGTGCTTTGTTATTGACTTTGCCATTGTTGGAAGCACCGCAGGCGGGGCAAAGAATTAAGGTTTATCCAGGATGTGATAAACGCTTAGAAACTTGCCAAAACCGATTTAAAAATTTCACTCGTTTCCGTGGTGCGCCATTTATACCAGTACCTGAAACTGCAGTTTAACTAAATTTGTATTAATCCATACCCAGCCTTTGAGCTGGGTTTTTTATGGGGTAGGAAAATGCCTTTACCGAATGTCAATGATTTTATTGGGACAAATGTTACCCAGGGTAAATTTAAGCAAGCTCAAAAGCAGTTAATTGAATATGTTGAACAGCTTGGCAACAATGTTTCAGCTGCAGCTGGTGGAAAGTACGGTTTTAATACGATTGCAGATTTCGAAGCGGTAAAATCAAGTTTACCCAATAATTCAGTTGTGAATATTGCCAGCGGATCGGATGCTGGTGATTACGTCTGGAATGGGAGTATTTTAACTAAAAGTCCAAATGATTCTTTAACACAATCTAAAAAATATACAGATGATCATGTTAAACCTCTCAAAAAATTGGTTGGTGAAGCTGAGTCTGAATTACTTGAAGCAGCTGTGGATCAAGATGGATTTGCTTATCGCACAACGGATGCTAATGGAAATGTTCAATTTGCTGGAAAAAAACTAGGCTTTAATGAATCTGGTATCGAAGAAATCACAAATAATGCTCCATTCTTGGTTTTAGATAAAGACGAAAAGGTTGTTCTTTATATTGATAAAGAATCGAACCTCCATGTGCCAAATGGTATTTTTTATGGCGGTGGATCGCTAGATGAAAATCTGAGAAACGTCGCAAATGATATTAGCTCTGAAAAAATATATCGCAAAATAGCAGGACAAACATATCAAAATGCTGTGATTTCAAGACAGCAACATATGTCTCAGTTTACATCAATTATGACATTGGCTGAATCTAATGGTCTGCGGAACCGTATGATCGCAGGCGTGAAAATAAGTACAGGCTTGTTTGTAGTTTGGCATCAGCAGACAAAATCTCAATACGATGGGGATGGCTCAGGGTCTGCATTTTGGTCTGCGTTTATCGACATCGATGAAAACCTCCAGGTGACCGTGCGTGATAAAAAGCTGTTTATATATCCAGACACAGATGCTGGCATTATCAAACATCCGCACTTAGGTTGGACTAATGACAATCGCTTAATCATGGTCTATGAAAAATCAGTTGGATATGCAGAAGCTACACCGCAAAACCCTGTTGATTATATTAAATATGTCGTGTATTCGGCAGATGAGGGCGTTACTTGGACATCGCCTATTCAGCTTAAATACATTAATAGTCCGCCAACAACACAATTGAAGGCCCTAGGAACAACGTGCGAAGTTTTAAAGCTCAAATCGGGTCGGTTAATTGTCGCTCTTTATTCTGGACTTGGTCATAGTGGTTGTATTTATTCTGATGACGATGGCTTAAACTGGGTTTATTCAGACAAATTTATCAATGAAAGTAATTGGGGATTCGAACCATCAATTTGTCCCGACAGTGATGGACATTTAGTGATGGTAATGCGCCCTAAAGCAAACACAAATTTACATGCAGGATTTGCCAAAAGTAAAGATAACGGTCTGTCTTGGGAAATGATGCACTCAAATCGGGTTGTAAGCGTCACAAATCAATCATTTTTACTTTACGACGAAGCGTTCGGGGTTCACTTATATTCACATGACGTGAATGAACTAAATAGACGAACAAATTATCGTATTTCAATTTCTTATGATGATTGCAATACGTTTCCTTTGACTTACGCGCCATTCCCAGATTCTAGGTATGTTGGCTATACGCAGCTGATGAAGTGGTCGGACGGTATCTATTTGTTGCTGATGGAATACAACGATGTATGGCAGGGTATTAACTCAAATGAGCAACTCGGCATTCAAATAATTAACGCAAAAGAGGTATTTAACAATGTCACTCGTTCTAAGATCTAATATTAGTGCGGAAAACAGTCTCGGTACATACAAGTCCATAACGTCTGACCCAGCTACCGAATTTAATTCATATAAAGCACGAGTTCTAGCCGATGGCGGTGAAGTAATGAATGATGCCGATACGCTGACAGCTTTTAAATATTTAATTAATAGCGGAATTTATGGTATAGCAAGAACTTTTGTGGGTTCAAAATTCGGAATTAAACGCGATTCGAATGGTTCAGTCTTAAAACTTTATGCATTGGATGGTATTGACCTAGTTGCTTACAATATCAACAACTCAGCTTTACCTGTGACTATCGTAAATAGTGAATTGTCGTTCAACAACGTAGTACAAGCTAGCGCATCGCAAACATCGGGTACTATTTTCATTTCAAATGAAAAGATTGCTACACGTGGACGAGGACTTGTACTTGGTGTCAAGGGGTCTAGTATTAAGTCTAGTACAGTTGCTGAACAAGGTGTTGCAGCTCTTTCTCTACTTGATAATGTAGCTAACGCAACGCCACTTTGGTTCGCTACACTGGCTAAGTCAGGCGGAGGTATTACGGTAGGTAGGCAGATTGGTGAAACCCCAAACCAAAACAGTTCAGCTCAAACACAAAGGGCAACATGCTATATGGCAGAAACAGGAAGCTCATACGTTGCTTTTGCAGACTACAAAAACAAATTGTTTAAGGGTTACAGAGATAGAGCGTTAGTAACGATGCCGGCTATAGCATCCCAATTCTCTAATTTAGACGGCTTTGAAGGCTATGTTAACTTTGGTGGCATGGTCTACAACATATCAAATGCTAAAGAACGTCGTCTAGCTAATATGAAAGTGTCATTGTTTTATTTATATGATAATTTACCTGAATCAAAAGTTGAAACTATAGCTAAGTTTTAGTTATTAGCTTATGAATACAAAATTAGCAAATGAAGCCGTTGCTGAAGCTATGACTTGGCTCGGCACACCGTATCATCATCAGGGACGAGTCAAAGGCGTGGGTGTTGATTGCGGAACTTTGATCTGTGAAGTCTATGAAAAAGTGGGCTTGATGGATCACTTGGATCCGCGTCCATATCCTCCAGATTGGCACATGCACCAGCTTGGACAACGATATTTGGAGCATGTTTTATCCGTGTGCTATGAAGTCGATGAGCCACAGCCTGGTGACATTGTTTTATACCACTTTGGCAAATGCATCAGTCATGGTGCAATTGTCGTCGAATGGCCAACGATTATTCACTCCTATATTCATCAAGGAGTAATACTCCAGGATGGCACAAAAGGAAGTCTAGCTCGCAGAATTGCGGGCTTTTTTCGTATGAAGAGGCTTAAATAAATGGGTGGATTATTTGGTAGTACTACGATTAGTACAACGGATACCCGTATTAACTCTATGCGGATCCAGCAGTCAGCTTATGGGCTTTGTCAACCATTGGTTTATGGCAAAACCCGTGTTGCGGCTAATATGTTTTGGTATGGAGATTTTACAGCTACACCTCATACAACAGTTCAAAAGTCTGGTGGGAAAGGAGGAGGTACTAAAATCAGTAATACGACCTTTAGTTATAGTGCCTCCCTCATGCTTGGGTTATGTGAGAACCAGATTAAAAAGATCGGGCTAATCTGGGTAGACAAAGAGCAATATGTACCAAAGCAAGAAAGATCTATTACTTTAGATCCAATCGATCAATTAAAGTTTGAATTATTTGATGGGAATAATAATCCGCCGTGGGGATGGCTAGTCTCAAAATATCCAGATCAAGCGATTAATTATCCTTATCTTGGGTATGTTGCCGCGGCCAATTATGAGATGGGTAATAGTGCTAGTCTTTCAAACCATAACTTTGAAGTGATTAGTACCATTACTTTGTCGGATACCATTGATGATGCTAATCCTGCAGATGTAATTGAAGACTTTATTACTCATCCCCGATATGGTGCTGCGCCTAATTTAAATATGGCGGATTTAGAAGAATTTCGGACCTATTGTCGTGCAGCTAATCTCTTAATTAGCCCAGCCTTTACAGAACAACGCCCAGCTTATGAAACAATTAACGAGATAGTCGAAGCGGTAAATTGCGCTGTGGTACCAAGTCCAGATGGTTTAAAAATTCGTTCTTTTGGTGACTCTGCAATTACAGGGAATGGCGTCACATTTACTCCGGATCTCACACCGGTTTACCACTTGACTGATGATGATTTCATTAGTGATGATGAGCCGGTACGAGTACGCCGTAGCCGTGATACAGATGCTTATAATCACGTTCAGATTGAATACATCAATCGCTACAACCAGTACAACACAGAAACTACAGAAGCCAAGGACCAAGCAAATATTGAAATGTTTGGCTTGCGTACAGAGGATCCTGTGGAATGCCATTACTTCTGTGAGCCAAAAATAGCCCGCCACGCTGCACAACTTCGCTTACAGCGTTTATTGTATGTACGTAATGAGTACGAGTTTGATTTAGGTTGGAAGTACTGCCGGTTAGAGCCAATGGATATAGTCACTCTTACTGATACAGCATTAGGTCTAGTTAAGTTTCCTGTCCGGATTACAAGAGTTGAAGAGGATGAAGAAGGACGTTTAACAATTACGGCTGAAGAACTGGCCATAGGTTCAAGATCTGCTATTGAATATGACTTACAAGCATCAAATGGTTATCAGGGGGGTAATGAAGCACCAGGTAACGTAAATGCGCCAGCTATATTTGAACCACCACTAGATCTTACGGAAGGTAAAAACCAAGTTTGGGTGGCAGTTTCAGGTGGCGTTAATTGGGGCGGCTGTAACGTGTGGTCCAGTCTTGATAATACGACTTACGAAATGATTGGTACTATTTATGGATCTGCACGTTATGGCCAGCTTGTCACGGCGATTGATGCAGATGATACGGCATTACAGGTCGAGCTTAATACGGCAAGTCAGATCTTCAGCGGAACACAGGAAGATGCTCAAGCAGATCAAACACTATGTAAAGTTGGCGATGAGTACTTTAATTATCAAATGGCCACTTTAAATGGTTCGGGTTTATATACTTTGAGTGACGTTTTACGTGGGCGTTTTGATGATGCACAAAGCCATAATGCTGGTGAGCAGTTTGTGCGATTAGATAAAGCAATTTTTGAATATAGCTTTAATGAAAATCTGATTGGTAAACAGATCTATTTAAAATTCACCAGCTTTAATGGTCTTGAGCGTAAAGAACAAACTTTAGACGAGGTCACGGCGTATAGCTATACGTTGAGTGGTGGGCGTCCAGCGGGAGTAAAAGGACTCTCACTGCAATCACCATTTGTTGGCACTACATTTAAAGTTCAGTGGCAAAGCGCAACCGGTGCAGATGGGTATCGTGTTCAAGTCTGGTCTAATGGGGCAATGATTCGTCAAGTTGATACAACGAATACGGATTATAGCTATTCAATAGAAGAGGCTAAACAGGATGGCTTAGGTCGTGCTTATACAATTCGTGTAGCTAGTAAAAATGGTGGTCAGATCAGTACCTTTGCTGAATTGAGTATTAGTAATCCGGTACCGCCGTTATTAACCAATATTTATACCTCTGGTACATCCAACTCTATCACTGTAAGTTGGATACCTAGTGAAGTTCCGGATCTGAAGGACTATGCAGTATGGCTTAGTAATACACCTAACTTTGACCCTGCTTTGACTTCGCCGGCATGGACGGGTACAGATGTAACGACTACGATCGGAGGTTTGCAAGCGACAACAGTATATTACATTCGTGTTGCTGCCCGAGATGTGTGGAAAGATACGGTTTGGAACTATTCAAATCAGATTACTCAAAGTACTTCTGAAGCTTAATATTAATTAACTATAGCACCCAATTTGGGTGCTTTTTTATTGTCTAAAAATATCTGGAGATATCAATGGAACCAGTTTCTACTAGTGGCTTTACAGCACTTTTAAAATTATATGGGATTGCGATTATGGTGACTTTAGCGGTCGGTTTGGTTGCAGCGGTTGTATTAATGACTCGTATGCCACGCTCACCACAAGAGTGGGCAGTTGGTTTGATCTGTACGGTTGTATCAAGTTTGGCTGGCGGCTCATTCATTATTGTGAAGTGGGGACTTCATGAATGGGTTACTGATGTATGGGGGATGATTGCTCTAGGTGGGTTCTTCTTTGTTTGTGGTTTACCCGGTTGGGCTTTAGTCCGTTGGATTTTTAATTTTATAGATAAACAGGAAGGTAAAACGATCGTTGAAGTAATCAAAGAATTTAAAAAAGCCAGAAAAGACATTGAACGCAGCTAATGCCGCCTTCGGGCGGTTTTTAACCATTATTTATTGTAAAAATATCATTAGAAGATATTATTGTTGCGATTTACATTAAATTTAATATAGAT